AATGTCATTATGGTAATGTTTACAGGGGGCACCTAATTTATTTCTACATTCCCAACAGCAACGGCCCTGCCGCACGCCCCAATGCGCGCGCCCCGGGAGCTGCATAATTCATGAGATTGTTCACCCGCGACCCCACATTGTACATGGAAGTCATCCAGTCCCCGGCAGAATCCAGGAAATTGATGACGTGATCCAGTGTATTGTTACTGGTGTTCCTTGATGTGGGAACGGAAGCGATTTTGAGGGACAGGGAAGGGATGTACTCATACACTGCTGTCTTCTTCACCAAGAATCCTGCTCCTCCAGCGGGGAGCCCACTGTAAAACACAGAGAGCGCTCCGGCCCTGGACAGATCGTTGGCATCTGGCGCGACTCCAGTCGTGAACGAGCTGAAAGTTTGGTCGAATGCACCAGGGCGCCATTTGATTTCGATCGTGTTCTCGGGCATTCTCCCCGACTTCGTGAGAAGCGGGAAGAGCTGCCCAGGCTGTATGGAGGTAGCGTTTAGGATCGTGGTACCCTGGGTGTTACCCACGGCCACAAATCCCTGCCGGGCGAGTTCACTGCCGGCCCAGGAGATTGTCATACAAGCGGCCACGCATCGATAGCCGCTCGCATTGGCATACAAGAAGTCAGCACCCGGAGTGAGGCTCGTGAGCTCGGAAGACACAGTCGTGGCCACACTCGGGAGCGTGCTCTCAGAGTAGAGGCACGAAGTGTTGAGATTGGAAAACGGTGATATACAACCGGGCACCCAATGAAGGACGCCTGATGTGGTGGTGCCAGCACCTGTTCCGTACGTGTTCAGAGTTTCAAACCGGGCTAGATATGCCCCCTCAGCACCTGCATAAGTAGGATGCACAAGAGGAGCATTGCAAGGATCAGCCAAAAGCGCGGCGTAGGCCCTTGCCCCGGCGTCCAGAAATGGTCTAGAAACCTGTAATTGCTGTTTATTTGGGCGTCTAGCATTTTGACGCCTCCGCGAGGCCGCGGAGGAGGAGTTCTTTGATTTCGTTTTCGACATCGGGGATAATGTCGACGGGGAGCCTAGGCTGTGAAACATTGACTGTCCTTGCTTCAAAGAGGTTCTCGATCGCGATTTGCTCATCCGGAAGCACACCGAACGCGATATAAAAGGACAACCGAGTTTCTGGCAAAACCTCCATCCCCTGGCGCGACATCCCGCGCGAGATAGTGTTATACCACCAGAAATCGTACTGCCTTTCGAGCCTCTCCACGTGGACAGACGACCGAACGTACATATCATACAAGGAGTGCATAATGGGAATGCCTCCATACATTGCAACGCCCGCGTCTCCAACAGCCCTAATCCAAGCAGAAACACACTGCTTGTGGGTGAATGGGACCAAGGCCACACTATCCTTCGCCATAGTAGCGATAGGAGCCCGGACCATGGTGTACACCCCATTCCCGACGTGGATCGGCTGAGCCTGGCAAAATACAACCTTCTCAAGGTCGTAAACCGGCTCTTCCAACACCATATCGAAACCCATTTCCAAGAACCAACCCTGGAACCCGTCCATAAACCTCTGGATATCTCTGCGCTCCATAAAGATAACGCAGTCGTCCCCATTGTTAATCAGATCGGTGGTGACATCAACATGCTGAGCGTAAGCATGCATCATAGAGCACATCAACAGGCAATTGCCCGACGACGTATTCATGTCTCCAGACATACGGCATCCCCTAATTGAATACCGCACGCGTCCATCCGGGCAATAGCCAACCCCATTGTTGACTAGTTGCATCCGGAGCAAATCAGCTAGTTCACGCGACCGGAACCAACCGTTATAAACGGAATGTTCCCACTTCAGCGCTTGCTCACTAACATGCTGATCGAATCTCTTCGCGTCCGCACCAATCGCAACTGGATCTTTGAACTTCCGCCATTTGTCGGCAATCAACCCGCCGACTTCTGCCATGTTCATACCCTTTGCAACGACCGTGCCCCCCCATACTCTAGCGATGCCCCTGTACAGCAGCTTCTCGCTAGGCTTAAGATACCTCCCTAAGGTTGCATTGTACCGCGTACTCCTAGGAGAAATAATGCGCGGTGCGGAATCACCCTTTTCAGTCTGATCGACTTTCTCGTATTTGACGAATACTCGAACTTGAGCGTCCTCCTTATTCAGGGGACTCACAAAAAGAGAATCCACAGCCTTCTGATAAACTATTTGCTTGCGACCCCTGTACATTCCCGGGATATCAACCAGGGCAACAGGGGTGGTCGAGGGCAAACGTCTCAACAATTGGGCTCTGAATCCTCCCAGTCTAGCGTTGAAAACGCCATCGGAGGGTTGTGGGGCGACCTTAAACACCCCATCCTTGCCACGACGATACAAAACACGCTCTGCAACGCCTCGGACAAGATTCTTCAATGTATTATTATGGACGGCTATCCGCCGGCCGGGATTGATTCCGGCAATTCTAATGAACCGCCGGACTCCGTCTCTCTTCCCCACCCACCGTTTGACATCCAACCCGGGCAATGGAGGCACAAATACCTCCGTGTCCATGCCAGTGGATATGGCGGGGCACCCCTATTGTAGGGGGGCAGAGACAGGCCTCCCGAAGAAGACCTTGTGCATCAACGCAGAAGCGCTGGCACGTGGCGCGCATGAAGTGACTGAGTAGTAGGCGTGAGACGCCTTAATTTGGGCTACTTCTAGCTCGGAGCTGGTAGGGATGAAATACCAGGCAACGACATGGGGCGCAACTTCGTCGATATGAGATAATCTCATGCCAACTCCGTCAGGCCCAGCCCACTTGCGGAATTTGTGCGCGACCACCAGGGCGTTAGCAGGAGACTCTTTCATGAATCCCACCTCAGCCCTGATGGCTTGGATAGCTCGGACTACGATGCGAGTGCGTAGTCCCCTCCTACGAGGGCTGCGTTTTGGGGCCTTTGCGAACTTCTCCAAGAGCTTGTCCACAGTTTCCCCCTCGCGCGCCCCCCAATCCTCAGACACACCCTGAATAACCAGGGCGCTCGCTGTCTCTTCCCGACTCGACATAAATGAACGCCTGTAATAATTGGTAAGGCCATAGGCCAAACCGGCAACTGCCAGACATCCAATCACTGTATTGCGAGCCATTGGAGAAAGAGAGGGGTTTTTGC